GTAACTACCTAGCCGGCATTGGGACGATACGACAGGGTCCATCGACGCTCCCGCCAAGAGAACGCACCAACAATAGGTCCGGTGGAATTTTCCTCACCGTCCCTGTGCTGGATGTGCCTCCTCACGAGAGTTTCGACAGAAGTTGGGTCAATGGCTTTGCGCATTCTCCAGTCTTTGACAAACCGCGTCTCGACTTTGCAGACGCGATTAATCAGAATTGGAGTCACATTTTGCCATCGGCCAGTTTTTCTACAGTAGACGCTATAAGTGGAATGCAGGGTTCTGTTAACAACAATGTTCTTCAGACCCTAGCGAAACTTCCTGAGATCGCCTCTGCCATACCCGACTTGGTTATGGCTGTAGATATTCTCGGTAGGCTGTTGAAGCGAGATTTCAGCTTTGCAACCTTGCGAGAGATCCTGGATCTAGCTACTTCCACTCACCTTCAGTCTGAATTCCAATGGCGGCCATACTACAAGCTGCTAGTGGTTTACTTACCGAAGATACTTCTACTGCTACAGAAAATGCATCAACCTAAGCAACTTTCTGTAGGATATGGCTCTTTCTCTTTCGATATCAGTAATGATCTTGGGAGAGAAAAAGTACATCTGTTGACGCGCACAAAGGTGGTTGTCGATGTGACCCTAACTGGGGCTCTATCGGCTGCCCTCTCTCTTGATGCCATGGGATTGTTACCACGGTTCTCTCGAGCTTGGGACCTCATCCCGTTTACCTTCATGGTTAACTGGATGACCGGGGTTGGGAAGATACTTGCTCAGATGGAAACCATTGGCTTTGCAGCCTTGGTCCCAGCTGTGTACGTACATTCCTATACCTTAACAAGCCCTTTTCAGAAGGGTGAACTAGATGCTATTGGAGCATCTACGTTCGGTGAGACGCCTACCGGGCTAAAAGTGTTTATAAGAGATGTTACCTTATACCCACCTATACCTCGGTTTTCCCGTTTCCCTTTCGGGGTACCTGCAGGATTCCCTTCATCGGGTCTCCTCGGGAGCCTCTTCTATCAACTCTTCTTGAGTTGAACTATCCCCAGGCAATGCCTGGTATAGTCAGCGAAAGGCTGGCTTCACATGACAGTTAGTTACTCTCTCGATCATATCGTCGGTGGTACAACGGAATCTGTTACGGTGGAGGTTGCGGAGAAATCTGCAGCTTCCCTCGTCAGCACTATCGTTGACCCTAAATCGGGCGAGGTCTCTTCGACCTACGTCCTTTCTTCCGGCGATCCGAGCTTCCCTGCAACTGTTACCTATCGCTCCGCATTAAACAAGCGGGGTGACAAGAGCATTCGCAGGATCTCGTGCACATTGTCTACTTGGGCTACGTCTGAGGACAGTGTGACCGGTGACATTCTCAAAGAGAACATCCTCGGCACCATCTCTTTCAACGTTCCCCAGGCAATGCAGATCGAACTGGCCGACCTGGACGACATGTTGGGAAATCTTTTCTCCTACATGTACCCGTCCGTGGCTGCCGGCGTGCGCTCTACGGCACATCTTGCCAAACTCTTGTTTGGCGTGACGCAGATATAGCATGTCCCACGAGGTGCACGTTCGCACCTCAAAAGGTATGCGTCAATTTACCATTGGCGATACCTTTCTATCATCACTGAGTGTTCTTGAGCAGCAAAACGGGGAGAGCATTACCCTCCTCGTCGCGTCGCTCTTGACGCTCCTAGCGGATAGTCCTCTCGGTCCGAATAAACCTCCCTCTGTTTATACCCAGTTCATCAAACAGCTGAGTACGAATGGAGTAAAGGATACCATTATTCGGTTTACCAGCCTTGCTCACGAGTTGGTTTCCCAAATTCGTGGCCAACATGACACCTCAATAGGATCATGGATAGAAGGTTTCCGTGACACTCCTGTTTTTAAGGAGTACCACAACTTCTACCGAACTGGTAATGTGAACGTTGTACGCTGGATATACACCTTCCTTTCCTTTGGGAAAAAGATGGAATTTGTAGATCCAGAATTCAACTCTACCGCATTTCGCGGTTGGATTCACAACGAAGAACGACTAGGTGATCTAGTTCTACCTCAGGGTGTTACGGATTCTCTTCGTGACATTCTCCAGGTGGTTCTTCCGCCTTTCGTGATCCAGGACTTCAGACCAAAATTCGGTCCAGGTTCTGTATCCGAGAGGGGAGTCAGAAAGCGCTTATCTAAGATTGAGAATCTTAGGTTTGATGCTCTCTTAGATCGCTTCTTCTTCCATGGCCACATTGGAAAATATGGCTACGGGGAAGATAATGGTCTCACTGCTGAGAGGGTTATACCTCTCCCAGAGCAGTGGACCGCTGCTAGAGGAGTCAGTTCCCGTCAATCTCTCCTTACATTCGTACCGAAGAACGTTAAAACGGCGCGAAGCATTTGTATGGAGCCGAATACCCTAATGTTCTTTCAACAGGGTGTTCTGGACCAGATGGTCGGGTACATTGAGTCTTCTATCGTCGGTAAGTTCATCCGGCTGGAAGACCAGAGTTTTAATCGGAAGCTCAGTCAAATCGGCTCAAGAACCGGTAAGATTGACACTCTCGATCTAAGCTCAGCAAGCGACTGTCTTTCTTACGATCTAGTCAAGAGGGTTTTTCCTCCTTCTTGGCAGATTGTGATGAGGACAACGCGTTCCACGAGTGTTAAGCTTCCAGATGGCTCCTCACGGGGCCTCTTTAAGTTTGCACCTATGGGCAGCGCATTGTGCTTTCCTACGCAGTGTCTTATCTTCTGCGCAGTGAGTATATTGGCCGCTTGTCAAGATTCCTACGATAACTTGGTTCCGTGTGTACCTTTCGCTTCTTGGTTAACTCCCAGCAGGATCAAAGAGTGTATTAGCCACTTCTGGCAACATACCTCCCTAACCTCTGTTGGATATCAGCCAATGGGTATATACGGTGACGACATCTGTATAGACAGCCGTCTTACGGATCGAGTCAGGTCCATCCTTACCTCTTTAGGTTTTCTCGTGAATGAGGACAAGTCGTTCTCATCAACACAAGTCTTCCGCGAATCTTGCGGAGGATTTTACCTGAAGGGGCACGACATTAGTCCCTTGTACTTTGCTGTAAAGGGCGTTCAGGAAATCACTACTCCTGAACATGTCGCTTCACAAGTCCAGCTTATAAATAGGTGTTGGGAGAGGCAGTACAAAACAACGTACCGCTTCCTCCGGCACTCTATCCTTACGTGGGATTCTAAGTATAGGAGGCGAAATCCTTCTCGCTGGAATCCTATTCCACACGTGAGTGATCCTCTTCTCTTTGGTATTCGTTGCCACGTTCCCTCCAATTCACATCTGGAGAGACGTTACAACAAGAACTATCAGAGGGAGGAGTTTAAAGCTTGGACTATCTCGTACACTGATACAATTCTACCAGGCGACCTCCTAGGCGCCGTGGAAAAGTATGAGCATATGAGGTGGTGGGCCAGTCATAGG